TTCAGGCCAGATGACATCCGGCGCGGTGCTGGTATCTGTTGCCGTCACCGCGTCAGTGTAATCCAGCACGGCGTTAAGTCGGGTTGTTTCTGCCTGCGTCAGTTTCCGTCCGGCCTGCAATTTCAGTTGAATCAGACTGATGGAAGCCATAGCAGCATCAATCAGTGACTGGCGCTGTGCTTCTGCCGCTTCGACTACGGCGCTATGCTGTGCCTCAGTATCGGTCACCCATTTCTCACCATCCCATTTATCGTATGGAGATAAAGGGGCGATAGTGGTTGTATTTTCAGGGTAATCACCCGGAGCTGTGATTTCTTTTGATTCTCCTGTTTCTGTGCTATAGACGATTTCACCGCGATGGTCTGGCACATATTCCCATGAATTTAAATTCACAGAACGACAGATTGCATAACCAACCTTATGTATGCCAGGTGCATCAAGACAGGAACATGCTGGAATACCGACCCCCACAGCAAGATATTCAGTTGATGTGGAAATATATTCCCGTGTTTCACTATCATAGTTATAGACGGTAATATTCCCCGCCTTCGTGGCAATAAACTCGCTATTTAATACAGCATTATCCATTATGCAGCCCTCACGATATAGTTAAATGCAACATTTCGTGGGCGGGTTTCGTTACCGCCAGGGAGCTGAAAAGCGTTGATAATCCCACCGCTTGCCTGACTTATTCCATCCGTGTACAACCCGCCACCGGCACTGTCGCTGAGTGCAAATGTTTTTGATGGTGAACTGTTTGAAGCTGGTCCCCAGTATTTTAATGCGAGCTTTCTGACTTCATCACTCTGAATACTCAATAAAGCACGCCCTGTATCAATGCTGCGCCCATCATCCCAGCCACGAATAAACTCACCGCGGAGATCAGGTAGTTTCCCTGATGGATATGCTGTAGCAAGACGGGGATATTTAACCTTATCAAAGGCAGCGCCATTGCATTTCAGCCAGCCTGTTGGCGGCGTAGCTGAAGGCCACGGAACAGGGACACCAACAGGTAATGCAGAGCCTTCTCCCAAACCAACGTTTTTATGCAGCTCTCACAATAAAGTTGAATGCAATATTGCGCGGTCGTGTTTCGCTCCCGCCTGTGTTACCAATACTCCCTCGTGTATGTAGCGTTGGTGATGGAATCAGGGTTCCGCCTGCACTGGTACCATCCAGTCCCTTGCCCTGTGTATATGCTCTTCTGAAGATTGCCGCCAGTTCCCATACCTCTTTTGAGTCATACCCATCGTTGGCGACAACAGGATGACGGTGCTTTTCCAGCATTCCGGCCTGAATACTCAATAAAACACGTCCAGCATCAATACCGCGCCCATCATCCCAGCCACGAATAAATTCACCGCGTAAATCAGGCAGTTTTCCTGACGGGTACGCTGTGGCTAGTTTGGGATACTTCAGCTTATCAAAGGCAGCACCATTGCATTTTAGCCAGCCCTCTGGAGGTGTGGCTGAAGGCCACGGAACTGTTACACCAACAGGCAACGCAGAACCTTCCCCCAAACCAACGTTTTTAACTTCGAAAACAGAGCTATCTAATAGCATTTTTACTAACAGAAACAGGATGCTTTTTATGCAAATTGGCTATATTCGCGTATCAACAAATGACCAGAACACGGATTTGCAACGCAATGCGCTCAATAGCGCAGGATGTGAACTGATTTTTGAAGATAAAATCAGCGGAACAAAATCAGCCAGACCGGGATTGAAAAAACTGCTCAGAACGTTATCAGCGGGGGATACGCTCGTTGTCTGGAAACTGGACAGGCTGGGCAGAAGCATGAAACACCTGATCACACTGATTGAGGAATTGCGGAAAAAAGGTGTCAATTTTCGTAGTCTGACGGATTCAATTGATACCAGTACCCCAATGGGACGATTTTTCTTCCACGTGATGGGCGCCCTGGCTGAAATGGAACGTGAATTAATTGTAGAGCGTACACTGGCCGGACTGGCAGCAGCCCGCGCACAGGGGCGAATTGGTGGGCGTCGCCCGAAACTGACAAAAGAGCAACATGAGCAAATAGCGAGGCTGATTAAAAACGGCCACGACAGAAAACAGCTGGCCATAATTTACGACATCGGTATATCGACGATTTATCGTTATCACCCTGTAGGTGACACGCAACCCGGAGGAATAATTGAGAATACTCAGGAAACAAAAAACCGCTAATCTGAACATTAGCGGTTTTTACGTTAAATCAGAACACCCCTTTAACTGAGCTGACCACATTGTTAAGGGATGATGTCACCTTATCTTTAAGACCGGACAGCATATCACTGAACGATGAGGATTGCAGGCGCTCCCGCAAATCCTCATCACAGCGTTCAAGGGTCAGGGAAAACTCTATCTTTTTCGCTTTCCCGTAGCGATCCAGTTCAGAGCGGGTCGTGCTCGTTTCAGTCAGAACATACATGCCGTAAATCTGCCCGACGCCATCAATCAGAGGCCACGGGCGTCCCGCATACGCCTGCGTGGCCAGCAGCGACAGCGACACTTCGCCGCCTGTAATCTCAGGATAAAGCACGCCGGAAAGAACGATGCGATCATCACCTGCACCGATATACTGCCAGCTTGCTGAACGGTTAACGCGCTCGTTTTTCACATGTCGCCAGCTTTTGTTTTGCTGTAACTGCTGATGCGGTAATGTGCGCAACTCAAAAACAAACATGCCGTAGATCATCATCATGGCACGACTCCTTACTCTTTATCATAAAAGCTACCACGCCCGGCACGGGTACGCCGCTCCAGTTCTGCCCTGACCATTTCGCCGACCAGTTTCGCCAGTTCGCGGGGATTCTGCGTAACAACGTTATGCAGATGGACATGAATTTCACCACCAAATTCGGGTGCCGCAGTCTCCCGGCTGCGGGAAGATGCGGAAACGGGCGCAACTGGCGCACGTGCGGCCTCCACGACCGGACGGGAGCTTGCTGCAACAACAGGGGGCAACACCGGAGATAACGGAGCCGGGACCACGGGTGTGATGTTGATTGCGGAAGCAGGCTTACTGACCTGCGCAATCTTCCGCTCCTGCCACTCCCCGCGAACAGCAAGCGCACGGGGCAGGTTCTTAAAGACAATATCACCGGGGCCGATACGCTTTTTCGTCTCATCAACCAGCTTGCCTGTGTTATCTGCAATTTTGCTGAGCCTGCGCAGCGTGCCAGTGTTGTTGTCCGTGAGCGGCTTGTTGTCTTTAGGCTTATCGCCTCCGGTCCCTGTTTCCGCAGATTTCGGCGGATTGATTTTTGCCAGGTCCCCCTGAAGCAAAGCAACCTTGTCCTGAAGAATGGCCGCACGCTGCGCGTCTTCGATTTTCTTTCTCGCCCTTTCCGCTTCATCTGGAAGGACGCCAAGTTTTTCCAGTATCCATGCCAGCGTATCCAGCAGCATTTTTGCAGGCGTCAGGACAAGCTGTAACGCACCGCCAAGAACGTTGCCGAACACCTCGCCAGCACTGGTGCATTTATCCAGCGTTTCCTTACTGGATTCCATCGGTGACAGCAGCGATGTAAACCAGTTAAAGACCTGAATCACGCCATCACGAACTAGTTCGAAAACAGGGCCAAACCGTTCAAAGGTTTCGCGTAACGGGGCCAGCCGCTCCATAATCCCGCTGAACACCCCGGCAAAAAATGCCCTGATTGGGTCCCAGTATTTCCAGATGAGAGCGGCAGCTCCGGCAAGCGCAGCCACGATAAGACCGACCGGGCTGAACAACGCCCCGATAGCGCCTCCAAGTAAAGAGACGGAACCCGCCACCATTCCCCACAGCGCTGGCAGGACCCTGACAGCATTCATTGATCCGGTCAGGAGGGAAAAACCAAGACGCAGTTTTGCCAGCGGGCCAGCAAGCACCCCAAGAGCCAGTGACAACGAGCCAACCGTTGCAGTCATTGCCAGCAGCGCACCGCCTGCAATCAGTAGCTGGCGCGTCAGTGCCGGATGGGCCTGCGCCAGCTCCGTCACCTTTGAGACCACCCGAGTGAGCCACTGCGTGACAGAGCGCAGCGGACCGTCAATCAGATCCGCAATGCGGATACGCAGCCCCTCCCATGCACTGCCGAGTGATCTCAGGTCGCCATCAAGGTTATTGGCCATAACCTTTGCCGTGCGTTCAGCCTCACCGCGTGCGCCTTCAAGTTCTTTTCTCAGCTTGGGCAGAGAACCGTCACCTGCCGCATCAACGAGGGCCATAAATGACGTGAAGGCCTCTTCTCCGGCTATGTCCTTAAAGAACGATACCCGGTCAACTTCCCCGTATTTGCGGGTGGCTTTATAAAGGTCGGCCAGCACATCCTCCATCGGGCGCATTTTGCCGTTCGCATCAGAGACAGCCACACCAAGCTCTTTCAGCGCCTCTGCTGCCGCCTTTGGCGGTGATGCCAGACGAGCAAGGCTGGCACGCATTGCCGTCCCGGCATCACTCCCTCTGATACCCATATTCGCCAGCACGCCCGCCATCGCTGCGGCCTGCTCCAGCGATATTCCCAGCTTACCCGCCACCGGACCTGCATATTTCATGGTTTCGCCCAGCGCGCGAAGGTCGGTGTTAGTACGGGTAAACGCCGCAGTAAGTGTGTCGCCGACCCGGTCCATCTGGTCAGCAGAGAGACCGAACTGCGTCAGGATATTTGAGCCAATATCCGCCGTCTCGCCAAGGTCCATACCGCCAGCCGTTGCCATGCTCAGCACGCCGGGAAGCGCAGCCTGAATGGCTTCTGGTGTGAAGCCAGCCATAGCAAGAAATGCCTGCCCACTGGCGGCATCACTCGCAGTAAACTGCGTTTCAGAGCCGAGCTTTAGCGCCTGCTCACGCAGCGCCTTAAACTGCGGGCTGTTCTGGTCAATTCGCGTCAGCGCCTGCACACGGGACATCTCTTTCCCGAATCCGATAGCGGGCTGCAAAAAACGCCCGGCAGCATAGCCGCCAGCCGCTGCCGCACCAGTTGCCAGCGCACCACCCGTTTTCAGTTTTCCCGCTGTTTCCTGCGCGCGTGAATACTGCTCACGCGCCCGCGTTACACGCGCAAGCGCCTGTCGTTCGCGTTCAAGCTGGTTGTTGTACTGTTCGGTGCGTCTGATGGCCTGCTGGATGGTGTTATCGCTGCCTGTCAGGGAAATACCGTGGCGTTTAAGCTCTCCGCCAAGCTCCCGCATTTTCTGAATTTCCCGCGTGCGCGATTCATTCAGGCGTTCAAGCCGGGTGCTTAACTGCTGCATCAGCCTTTGTTGTTTTTCGCTGAGCACAGTACCCGTGCGTTGTAACTGATGAAGGGCGTTAAGCTGGCGTCGTGCTTTCACGATGCCAGCATCCGCTTTACTGACAGCATCGCGGGCGCGCTCAAATGAACGCGCCTGACGCTCGAGATTTTTGATTGCCCCCTGCGTTTGCTGGATGGAGTCACCAAGCCGCCCCATCAGGCGGCGGGCGTTTTCGGCTGGCCGGGTCAGCCTGTCAACAGCACTGAAGGCGACCCGAATGTCAAGAGTCTTCATTGTCTGCATTCCCACTGCGAAGTGCCGCCCGCTCACGCCAGCTAACCACTTCGCCGGGCGTCATCATGAAGATTTCGGCGGGCGACCAGTTAAAAATAACGGCAATATCTGCCACAAAGTCTTCTATGTGCTCAAAGCACACAACCGTGATCAGGCTTCCGTCGCCTGTTCGTTCTTCCCGCCAGAGTCCGCACCGCTCAAAAAATTTACGGCAACCACACATAACTGAATAAAGTCACGGGATGCCATTTTTTTGATCGTCACTTCATCCAGTCGCGGTGATGTCACGCGTGACAACAGCGTAAACATGGATTCCGCTTTCAGACTCAGCACATCAGACAGCGACAGACCACGCAGGGATCCAGCCTGCTCAATAGCCCCGGTGATCTCCACATACGTGATTTTTTCGTCGCCTCGCTCAATTGGCTGGGTAAGTTTTACGCCGCGCTCGCTGGTTTCTTTCGCAGTATCAGCAACCACCACAGCGTTTTCAGTATCGGTATTTTTCGTCTCTTTCATCAGAAAACTCCTTTCAGTCAGAGGCGACGCACTGCGCCGCCTGCATATTACTTATCAGCCGAGCCCGAGCGCGGAGCGGATGCGGTCGGGTACAATGTCCTTGCCATCCTTCCGGTAGATGTGGTTCACCAGGTCAATTTCCCACACCGGACGATCGTTAATACTCAGCTTGTAGTAGGTGTTTTTGACAGCGTAAGTGTGTGACGTGGCTTCGCCCTGTTTGGCCTCCCCCATATCAATTTCCGTCACACGCCCGCGCATCTCGATTTCATACAGGTCGCTTTCTGCATCGGTGTAGTATTCACCCGCAAAACGCAGCAGCGTGCCGTCCATTGTTCCGCCATATTTAAGGAACAGCGCACGAACGGCGCCACCCATGACAAAACTCGCATCAAGCGCGGAATCGTCCAGGCCGAGGTCGATACTCACCGCTCCCAGCATGCCACCACCACGATAGCTGTCGGTTTTACGCGTCAGTTTAGGCGGGGTGACAGACGTCACCTTACCCACTTCATTTTCACCATCCACAAACAGCGTAAAAAAACGAAGATGTTTTGGTACGGCCATTAAGCACCTCCAAGCACTGCAAATGCAGGACCAAAGAACTCATCAGTGAACGCCTGGTAAAGCTCCATATCTTCCAGCGGAGGAACGGGCGTATATTTATAGCGAATACGCACGCGCCCCTGTCGTAATTCTGTGGTGCTGTTATCCACGATGTCATACCAGCACGATGCGCCAATCAGTTTCCCGGCAGTAACCAGCGAATCCAGTTTTGCCCTGATGGCACTGATAACATCCTTCACGTTCGCGGGCGTCAGTGGACTGTCGATGGTTTCAAACTGCGCTTCCGCAATTGAATCAGCCAGCACCTGTGCGGTTCGGGTATACACCTCAAAGATGTAGGCATTCGTTTCCGGTGTGCGGTTGCCCCAGAAGCGGAACCCGTTGCGGCGAATGATGGTTGTGATTTCTTTGTTGTTGAGGCTGTTGGCATCGCTGTCAGCAGCCTGCAACGACCAGAACACATGCCTGGACATCCCCAGCACATTTTTGACCGGAACGTTGGACAGCGATTTGTGCCAGCCCTGCTCATGGTCAATGTACGCACGAAGGCCGCACGCATAGGCTGGCGCGGGGAAAACCTCATTCTCGCCACTTTTCGGGTTGTAAGCGATGAAGTCCGGCCACAGGAGCATCAGCTCGCGTTCGTTGAATTTTTCACGGTATGCAATGGCTTCAGCCATCGTGTTACAGCCATGACAGGAGGCATACACAAACGCGCGCAGTTTACCTGCAATCACGCACAGGGATTTTGTCACCGCCTCCGTGTCCAGCCCCGGCGCGGCCAGAATACGCGGACGGTATCCGATGCTTTCATCCTGCTCTGCAACAAGCAGCGCATACATCCCCGTATAGCTGCCGTCGGATTCAGAACCACCAATAACCAGTTGATCCTGTGTTTTTCCGTCTTCTTCTTTGTGTTCAGCCACGCGAACGACGATCACCTTTGTGCTCACCTGGTCTGCAATGGGTTTCAGCGCACGGTACAGCGTCCCCGTTGTCCCGCATTTTCCCAGCACGTCATTGACGCGGGTCACTAATGCAGGCTTGTTCAGCGGGAACAGCTTCGCGTCCGCATCGTCCGCCGTTGCCACGATACCGATAACGCTGGAATCAACGTCGTTAATTGCTGTTACCAGGTCGGTACTTTCCGTAACGCGGGCGCCATGAAAACGAGTTTCACTCATAGCTTCAGCCCCTTGTATCCGTTAAATGATTCGGCAACAATCATCACCCACCACGCGCGTAATCTCACCCCTGCGACGTTCTCCCGCCACGGCGACAACAAAAAGCAGTAACCCCCTCCGCACGCACATGCGACCATGCCGCACAGGGAGGGAACAGATGACCGACACCACCATGCAATTGCTCAGTCAGGGCACAGACCCCGTGAAAATGCCGGATTTTGATATTCTCGCGGAGGGTAAAACGCTGTCAGGCGTGGCAGAGCGCCTGATGAGCCTGTCACTGACCGACAACCGGGGATTTGAGGCGGACCAGCTCACCATCACGCTGGATGATGCAGATGGTCAGTTGCAGCTACCGCCACGGGGCGCGCGCCTGACGGTTCTCATTGGCTGGAAAGGAGAACCGCTGACAGAAAAAGGCACTTACATTGTTGATGAAATCGCTCACGAAGGACCGCCGGACAGGCTGACTGTTTCAGCCAGAAGCGCAGATTTTCGGGATGAATTTAACGTTAAACGTGAGGTGTCCTGGCATGATGTGACCGTTGAGCGTGTGGTATCCGCCATCGCTCATCGGTACGGTCTGAAACCGCAAATCAGCGAAATGCTGATGGATATCGAAATCGACCACGCCGACCAGACCGAAGAAAGCGACATGTCCTTTCTTACGCGCATGGCGGAAATGCTGGGCGCAATCACCACGGTAAAAAGCGGTAATCTGTTATTCATTATGCCAGGCGGTGGCGTGAACGCACAGGGCCAGCCGTTGCCATCGTTCGCCATCACGCGCAGCAGTGGCGATCGCCATCAGTTCCGCATTGCTGACCGCGAAGCGTATACGGGGGTACGCGCTTACTGGCTTGATCTTAATTACGGGAAAAAGAAAAAAGTCAGCGTGAAACGCCGTAAACCGAAAATGGAGAAAAGCAGTAGCCGTGAAGGCGACTATATGGAAGGTGCGGAAGGCAACGTGTTTGTGTTACGCAAGACTTATCAGAACGAACAGGCAGCAAGACGCGCTGCGGCGGCAAAGTGGCAGCAGCTACAACGCGGAGCCGCATCATTCTCCATCACACTGGCACGTGGACGCGCAGAACTCTACCCCGAAATGCATGGCACGGTAACAGGATTTAAAAGCGAGATTGATAATCAGGACTGGATTATTGCAAAAGCCGAGCACACCATTGATAACAGCGGCTTTACCACGCAGCTTGAGCTTGAGGCAAAAATCCCGGAATGGATAGCGGAAACAGAGTGAGCAACTTAGAATAGCGGCAGCACCACGTTAAGGGAGGTCGCTATGTTCCGTTGTCCGCTTTGTGGCGCATCTGCCCGTATCCGCACCAGTCGTCCAGAAAATGATTCAAACACCGTGCGGCAAAAGTATTACCAGTGTAACAATCTGGAATGCGGCGTATGCTTCTCAACACTGGAAGCTTTCCATAAATTCACATCAAAACACGCCTCCGGCGTTCACTCTTCAGAAGGTATCCCGTGGCATGATCTGCCAGCTTCACACAGGGGAAACAATCAGATGAGTTTGCCTTTACCTCAGAATTAACAGACAGAATTGCCGGAGTAACAAAAAAAGCGATACACCCATTTACCCGGCAGTACCACTCCCCCGCCCCATAGCTGGCAGTGAGGCGGGATGTTTTGCCTACCCGCCAGCAGGCACCATCGTGGAAATATCCAACATTGAAGGACGCCCGGATAAGCCTGTTATCAGGCAAATCTTACCCATCGGTCATAACCTGCCTGATGTAAAGCCCGGCGAACAATTGCAACAACAGCGTGCAGAAGTGTTTCAGCATGTCACGACTGACGGAAGCTGGCGCAGAAAAACCGACCAGCAAATCCAAGAAGAAAAGCGCGTAAAACGATCACTGCTGATGTGGCGTTGCTTTATACAAGCTGCTATTTGCGATATGCTGAACACATCAACCTGTGGAGTGCATTATGAAACAAAAATCAAAGTCTGCTGCCATTGCTGCTATTGCTACAGCTCTGACAGCATCACTGGCTCCGGTGCCAGCTAAAAGCACGATACTACCAACAACAGTTATTGAATCCGTGACACACGCCAGAGTGGTTTCAATGCTTACATTTGAGCATCATGATGGTCAGGTGTTTCTGCCTCTTGAAGAAGCTATTGAATATATCAACGGGCTGAATGACAACATGCGTGCCGCGCTCAATGCAGTCATTGAAGAACGACAGAACAGAGGCAAGGGAGCTCTGTTTGCTGACAAAACCGCAAAAATCATAAAAATATGCGAAGAGTCACTTAAGCAGCACAGCCGTGTTAAAGAGGCTGTCAAAATTGTAATGGATCCGGATAACCTGGCAAAAATGTATCCGGATAGCATGGAGCAAAGAATCGCCTATCGCAATAAACTGGTTCGTTTTGGTCGGGCAATTGCGCAGGGAGAGTTTATCGCTCGTGATGCCATCAACGCCATCAAACGAAGCACCGCACCAGACAAAACGACCAGCCTAGGCAATACGCTGTCTGACGGAAATGTGAAAGCAATGATTATTGCCGAGCATAAAAACATGGGACTCCCGGCACCGGAGTTTTCCTGATGGCAAGCAAAGTAAGCATTCATAAAGATGTTGAATACCAGGACATTGCAAAAGTTTACGGAAAGGCTCTGGAAAACTGGTTAAATACCGGTGTTCTCCCTGACAGATTCGGCAATGAAGGGCAGTGGGAAGATAACGCAAGATTATGTGGTTCGTTTGTATATAAATTACACATAAGACTACCGTCAGAACCACCATGGAAGAAAAGCAAAGCCCAAATAGACAGAACTTCAAATATCTATCTGGTTTATACAAGGCACTGGATGGATTATGACAATATACAAATCATCAGCATCATGGCCCCAGATGCTCACGAAAAAGCCAAAACTTCTTTCATGGCTGAGCTGGAAAGACGGGCAGAAGAATTCCAGAACTCATAA